AAAATAGTTTTTCCTTCTAACGCATCTTCCATATCTGTACCTGCATCAAAGCTGCGATTTGCAATAGTTTCCGCTCTTTCTTTATTAACGCCTTGTGCTATAAGCGACTCACATATAAGGTCAAATCTAGCTTGTTGGTTACCTTCTAAAGTTGTTTGATCTAGTGCTTCTAAAGTCTCCATGTTGTTCTTATAGATAGTAGCTGTGTTTAGGTCTGCGCCTTCACGGATACCTAAAATTGCTTCTTTAGCAGAATCAGGTAAATCAGCAAATTCTTGCTGAGTAATTTCTTTTTTAATCTCAGCTACTAAACCATCAATATCATTTATTTCAACAGAGCCTTCCGCAGAAGATAGTACACCTTGCTCACGCAAGACTTCGGCCAGGGTATGATAAAGCTTAGGAGAGGATTGCTCACCATCCTCACCGCTTTCTCCTGCGTTATCGTCACCTACTCCCTCTTGACTATTGTCATCAGCAACTGCTCCGTTATTCGTTTCAGGATCGCTTTCTGGGCTAGCCTGATTTTTATTTGTATCGTCTTCAGAACTACCCTCAGGTGCTCCTCCTTCTAATTCATTTTCGTTACCTTCGATAAATTCTAGGTCCTCGAAACTAAAACTGATATCCTCTCCAAAATCCATTTTTAATTAGTTTTACTTGTTACACTTTTATTATTTGCAATCTTTTCTTTAGATGCGTTATTTTTATCGTTCATTTCGATCTCAGCCTGCAGTCTTCTTAGCTCTGCCAACTTATCGTCTTGATTCTTCTGTTCTTTTATAGATATGTCTGCTTGCTTATACTCTGCTTCATTAGCTTTAGTACTTTCTGCACTATCCATTTTTTCTCTTTCTAGTAATGCCTTATTATCTATTTCATATTTCTTCAGCATTCTATCTTTAGACTTATTAATATCTTCGCGTTCTAATTTAGCTTCTTCCGCCATCAACGCTTGTTGATTAGCTTCTTGCTGCGCTTTTTGAGCTTCTTGTTCTCTTTCAGCCGCTTCGTCTTCTGCGCTTTCAATTTTCTTTCTCATATCAGCTAAAGAAGGACTATTAAAGATATCCAGTACAGTAGAAAACTTACCACCGTTTTGCATAAATGCCTGGGCCATAGTCTCACTAACTTCTTTTATCTTCTTCATGTTTCTAGAATCAGTAGCTACAATGCCATATTCAGACTCATTTATAATATCTCCTTCTATATTAATGACTTTCTTTGTCAAGTCATCCGCTATATAATTAATTTTCTTATTGTTTCCCTTAAGTGCAAATTTAGCCGTCTCTAGGAAAGTGGCTAAAACTCTTTTCTTAACTTGATCGTGGACAGAGAACCAGTATTCTGTAATATGTGAAGATTGAGTAACTGCTCTTTCGACACCTCCTACAGACTCTCTATTAGAAACTTGTCCTTCTCTTTGTCTAGAGATACCGGCAATCTCACCCATTTCATTTTTAATGAACTCTAGCATGCCTACATGCTGCTGGATATAGTTACCTGTCTCTAAATCTAATACTTTAGTACTTGAAGATCCGTTTAAGTTACCGGCAAGTTTACCTTGTGCTGCACCTATATTACCTTCTTTAAATCCATCTACCATACCTAGTCCCATACTAGTAGCGTATTTAAACCACTTTTCTGGTTCCCAACCGTTAGGTACGATTGCAGCATCTAACATAAGGATTTTACCTATGTTACGAGCTATCGCTTTATTTAGTCGAAACCAAGTAGCATCGTATAGGTATTGGTAACCTTTCATCTTGTCAACAAGACTTACAGGCCTACCTTGATTTGTATTATACACTTGCCCTACAATTCCAGGGTAGCATTTCGAAGGGTTAGACAAAGATGCGTACTGTACTTGTCTAGGCCTCATATTAAGATATAAGTCTTTACCTATTTTAGTACCTTCCCACCATTCGTTAACCCATAGTTTAGTTACTTCTTCTCCAGCTTCTTCATCTGGTATGTACTCTTCACTAGCATGTTTATACAGAGTATCTCCTGTGACTTCGTCGTAATATTTTACTTTATAGATACACTTTTGAGACTTCCAAAGTACTCTAATAACACGGATGTCACCATCTTCGTTAGTTAGATTGCTAGAAAACATATGCCCGTTTATATCTGCTATAGATTGGTAAGAATCAAATAGATCCCTGTTATCGTCAAATCCATTAGTAAATAGCAAAGGATTGTTATGATCATCAGAATAGTTGTCATCCGCTTGCCCTCCGGAAGTATATCCCGTAATGTAATCAATATCTTTAGCACTTAAATCTTCGTGAAAAGTATCTATAATCCTACCTGCAGCCCAATGATCTTCTATAATGATCATGTCAGAGTCCTCTATACGGTTAGACCCCCCTGTTCTAAGAGCTCTTACTTTAAGTCCGTTAAGTTTTTCTAATACCGGCTCTCCTCCTACTATGTCGCACGAGTATATCTCTTCGCCGTTAAGTAGAACGTCTTTAAAACCATCGTTAAATTTACCATCAAAGTCTTGTTCTTCGTAGTAGTATTTCATTAGTTGGTTTACAGCATGCTCGCGCATGTCTTTAAAAGAGTACCTCATGTACTTCTCTACTTTCTTAGCCTGCATTTCCATGTCTTCAGGGCTCAGGTTCTCGGACTGCACTGCTTCAGCTAAGGCTTGCATAATTTGAGATTTCTGCTCCTCTGCCTTAGCGGTTATCGCATCGGGTGAAGTAGATACAAAGCTGTAGTCAAATCCTCTGTTTAACTCCTCACCAATAAGCACGTCGATCTTAGGTGCCATAATAGGGTGATGCGGTACGCGTGTAGGTACCAAATCTTCGCTCAAAGAATTAGGGTTTAGGGCCATCTGCATTTCCACAGAGTTAGTTACACCCATATAAAGCATAGTGTTGCTTAACCTATTCTGGATTGTTTTACGTACACCGCCGTTATTATAAAGAGACAGTCCGTCTCCCTGATCTACATTCTTAGTTCGCCAAGACTTGGTCTTCTTTTTATAAGAAAGACGTTGCCTTGGGAATCCTTTAGTTATGTTTGTTTGACTCATCTAATGTATAAGATATTTTCATAATATAGGTAATAATATGCCTAAATGCAAGCATTCAGACTTTTCGACAATAGCCTGATGTTACTCTTCTGACTTCCATTTGTACCTAGAAATGATACTTTCGTTACTATGTTTTTCACCAAAGAAAGATGATGATAAGAAGCTGTTTTTAGTCTCTTGAAAGTCTTCTTTTAACTTCTCAGATCTTTTAAGAATTTCTTCTCTGTATATAAATAACATACCCATAGCAGACACCATATCGTAGTTACCATCTGGGTGCCAAGCTGCGGCTTCTTCCAAATATCTTAAAGATTTTATTTCGTGAAGTTTTAACTTAGTCTCTTCTTCTTCATCTTCTGTATCCTTTATTTGTGTTAGCATCCATGAAACCTGTAGTTGCCTTCCCCAAGCATTTATAGGTGCTGTAGCCCTGGTTCCTTTATTAGTATTAGCGGAAGGCTTCATCATATCCATGTCCTTAAGTATTTCCGGAGTATCTGCTAGATACACTAGAGAATTTTTGTATTTAAAGTAACTGTAAAGTCCTTTCAAGTTATTCTCGTAGTTAGCCTTGGCGCCATAAAACTTAAGTAGCTTAAGAGCTATTTCGTAGCATTGCTCTGCTTTAGGATATCTACCTATATACTGGGCTACTAGTCTATCCGTGAAAGTATCCAGTACAGTTATACAAAATAAAGACGGACCTACATCTTGATCAATAGGGTCAATTCCGGCTATGTACCTTCCGGCTACCGTTTGGGTGCCTCTTATTGTCTTTGGCATTTCAAATATTTCTACTGAACCAGATCGGTTACCTTGCAAATCTAGTGATCTTATAGGGAAACTATCTGGATCAGGTAAGAACTTAACTTCACCATCCGTTCCGTAAACAAGTTTGCCATAGTACAAAGAAGACAAAAATTTGTCTTTATTAGCATTAATATGGTTCATGTATTCGCTAATGTCTGCTACAGGGAACAAAGCTCCTGTAGTTCTCATGATTGCCTCATCAGGAGTTAAAGGATGCTCGGCCTTTTTCTGAGTAATTGCTGCAGGATCATTAGATGACTTAATAATTAAAGCCCGTTCAGTCATAATCTCAATAAGAGCTTTAGCTATATCTGCTTCTCCATTAGAATGAGTACACCCTTCACGGTTCATATAAGCTCCCCAGAAAAACCCACATTTTAAGGTACCATTAATGTTTTTATCGTAGTAATTAGGTATTCCATATATATTGTAAGCTTCCGGGCTATAAAATAATTTCTTAGACCCTTCAAAAGAAGCTCCTTCTGTACCTCCGGTTCCTCCGGCAAACATAAGACCTGTAGCTAAACTACCTGCTTCCATACCTGGCCTATTTACATTCCAAGCTTTTTCTAAATTAGGAAATAACCCATCTTCCTCATAAAAAATAAAAGGGCCACGAATACCCCTTGCCTTATCCGGATTATCTTTAAGTGATATACCAAATACTGAAGCTAGGTTACCGGAACGGTTTCCATTTTCGTTATAGTAACCTAATTGAATTTCCATAGATCTAATAGAGTTTACTAGCCTCATTCTTGGAAAAGGAGTTGTCTCTGCTAACCAGTCTAGTACATCTACCACTTTACCAAACACACCCTTATCCCCAGATAAAAATGTTTTGTCTGATGCTAAATAAAAATTAGGATTACCAGTACCAGGTTTTATAATCATATTGCAAGGACCAAAAGCTCCGGCTTTAAATGACATACCTATACCCCTGGATTTCAGCATTTTAGTATGCTTACCCGCTTTTCTAGCTTGATCTATGTAGTGGAAAAATAAATAATCCCCTAGGTAGGGTTGCGGAAATTTACGCACACGTTCTGCTTCTTTACCTCCTGCAGCGGCAGTATCGGCATCTTGACCTGCTTGCCATATTGGAGAGTAGTTCCAGTAAAAATATAAATATCCCGGAACCCATTCTCCATCAGATTCTCTAATATACCCTTCCTTAAATCTTCTTTTTTCTTCTGCCCAGAACTTTTTGTAAGCTCCAAAAGGGTTCTTTGAAGGGAACAGATTAGTATATTTGCCATGCTTCTCATAGAAGAGGGCTCTTTCCCTGAAATAATCCATATCTTCTATAAGATGCGGTTTCGTTACGTCAACTATTACCCTTCCTTTATCGTCTCTTTCTAGATCTTTTGCGTATTTTCTTACTTTTTCGTCCCCCATGCAGTGTCGCATAAAAGGAATAGTGTTTACAGCTTCGTCAATAAGTGCGAATACCTTAGGATCTTCTTTTTTTAAGTAAGAATAGTCTGTTTGATATTTATTAAATTCCATCTTCGAACATTGCTTTTTCTTTAGAACCAATTTTATCTGAACTTTCCCTTAACTCCTTAAGCACCATTTTCTCTGTCTCAAAAAGTTCTTTTATAATAGAAGGCAGTTTCTTAAGTATATTAGCTACTTTGTCAAATTCCCCTATGTCCTCTAAACCTCCAATTTGCTCTTTTAGTTTAGTACTCAGTTCATCAGCTATAAACAGACTGTCTTTCAATAACTTAGAAGACACAGTCTCTGAACTACTTCCATAAAACTTTAATGCTTCGTCTATTACTTTATCCGGTTTCCATGTTTTTGGAAGTGATAAGTTCTGGAGTATTGCAGCTCTTTTTTCCTCTGGGTTAGTATAGTTGTTAAAGTCACTTTTTACATCTTCTGTAAAATAGATAAAGGCCAACTCATTTAATGCTTTGGCCTTTCCTTTAGTCTTGTCTCTATCCCATATTTTCTTAAAAGGCGAAAGTAGTAGGGCCTCTTCGCTTACTACTACTTTATATGTTGCCTCGTCCAATGAGAATAATTTCATTAACTATTTAATTTAGGTGAAGTGGATGTTCTAATAACCGGACCTTTTCTTCCAATAGGAATTTCTTTACCCTTAAGTCTCTCATTCTCAGCCTGTTGCTCTTTAGCTGCGTTTTCTGCTATTTCTTCTTTAAACTTTTCATTTCTTGCAACAAACTCTTCATAAGTATCTAAACTAAGTTCTAGCTTAGAAGTATCAGTAATTACGCCTTCAATCTCTCTATCGGTAATTTTGAAGTAAGTACTTTCCATATCATTTGGCGCAGCCCATAGAGGTGGTACAAATTGTTCACGGATCATGTCTTCGCCACCAACACCCGCGCGAATAGACGATTTAGTTTTTACAGTTTTAATGTATCTGTTTAGGTCTAAATATACCCAATCACCTGGTTTACAGAACTCTACGTTAGGCCCTACTGCATAAACTCTTTGGATACCCCTAAAGGTTGGCTGATGATTATCTCCTAAAAATAAAGAAGACTCTTGTGCTTCAATAAATGCTGAGGTAATTACTGTATTTGAAATAGGTGTAAGGTTAATATCTTTTAACTCTTTACTGTTCTCCGTCTTGATTGTTCTCTCCATCTTTGTTATTTGTTATATTATTTTTGTTGTTCCCGTATTTTTGTAGACTAGGTGCCGAGAATAATTTTCCTAGGTACATGTATTTAAAGACTAAATTGTTTAGTACTTCGTCTGAAGCTTT